CGTTCATGTGGTTGAAGAAAGCCATTATCACTGCCCGTAAAGAGCAGTTCTTCATGCCACTGGCGAACGTTACCAACATGCCGAAGCACTACGGTAAAACCATCAAAGTGTACGAATACGTACCTCTGCTGGTTTTACCGTAGTTCTTCATGCCACTGGCGAAGAACTGCTCTTTACGGGCAGTGATAATGGCTTTCTTCAACCACATGAACGTGTTCATTTGATCGGAGCCGTCACCATCAATGGTAGACTTCTGCCCGTCAATTGGAGCGTTATAATTGAGCATTTAATTTTCCTTAAAGGCGATTTTCAAACTGCTTCATAAAGTCATCATCGGACATTGCCAACGGGTTGACTTTACTCGTAGCTTTCTGCGTTGACGTAGCACGGGATGCAGTAGCAGCCTTAGCTTTGTCATCGTTACTTACCTGCGGCTTCGGAGCAGCAACTTTGGTTTCAATCGGCTTCACTGGTTCCTTAACAGGAACTTCAGCAGCTTTGGAACCAGCAGGGTTAACAATGTCGTTGAATACGCCCTGTTTCTGGAGAGCATCACCGATCACTTTATACGCCTGCAAGAATGACACATTAGCCGGAATCTGTCCCAGAGCACGCTGACGATTCAGTTCAGTTGTGATCAGGTCATAAATACCATTCTCACGCTGCTGATGAATCAACGGTATAATGTCCGGGTTATTGAACAGATACTCCTTACTGGCCTGATCAAAGTCTGTGTTGATGGTCTGCAAAGTCTGAACACCTTCTGGAGTAGACTTAATGTCGTCCAGTTGGGTACGGAAGTTTGCTTCCTCATCGGTTACAGAGTGATTGCCTTGTTGGTAATTAACCTGCTCATTTGGGTCAATATCCATTGGATCCATACCGGATTCTTTGATGAGCTTCTTAATGGCGTCTGGGTTCTTGTTGTGCAAATCAATCAGGTATGAAAGTTTCGCATCATCCAGTAGACCATTGTTTTCCAGCATCATCACAGTCTTACGATACGGAGCAAAGTCTTGCATCTTACGAGTGTAATTTGCACCCTGTTGCATGAGCTGAATGGCTTCCTCTGGTGTACGCACCTCGATGGTTTTGCCATTAGCCTTGAAGGGCTTCATTACTAAATCGTGAAATGCTTTGTAGTCAATCTCAGTTTGAGGTGCCTTTTGCTCGGTAGGCTGCTTATCTTTAGCCGTCGCCTCAGTAGCAGTCTTACTTGGAGCTTTATCAGTCTCAACTTCGGTGTTGACAGGTTTATCTACCTGCTTATTATCACCATTTTCTTCGACTTTTCCAGTAACTTTCTGCTTTGAACCAGTAGAAGGTACTTCAACTTCTTCTTCTACTTTCTCAACAGGCTTAGTTTCTTCAGGGGGAGTTTGTTCAGCAGGTTTGTCTTCTGCTGGTGAGGTTTCTTCACTTTGAGCAGCTTCCAGATGAGTATGGAAGTTATTCATGAAGTCATCGTCGGACAACCCTAAAGGGTTATCCGACTGCTTTTCAGCAGCCGGGTTATCCATTATTCACCTTCCTCTTGACGAGCAATTTCGATTTCAGTTTCCAGATCAGTCAGTGTGTTCAGTGCCGTGTAACCCATCTGAATGGTAATAGACAGGAAGCGACGGAGATGACCAGCAGCCTGAGCCAGTGCCAGAGCATCTGCACGTTCCACTGGGCCAAGGCCCGGATCAGCAGACATTTGTGCGTAACGAGCACACTCTTGCACGCAGAACTCATCCAGAATCAACTTACGAAACTCTGGGTTCTCTGACAGCTTGAGTGCTAATTCACGTTTCGCAACGAGTTCTTTAGCATTATTCAGTTGTTTTTCGAGAGCCAATACGTCAGACATATCTTTCCTTAAATATTAAGGTTTGGGTTAAGTGCTGGATCTAAGCGTGGGTCAAAGAACTTAGAGCCGATGGATAACGGAGCCGGAACCCCATCACGATTAACCGGAATACTATTCGTTGATGCTGGTGGTTGTCCAGCATTATTCAAGATATCACTAACTTGGTTGAAGCCAAGTGCAGCAGGAATATCCGGTTTACTCTCTGAACCATTTGCTTGCTTACGCGGATTAAGCAGAGCTTTAGTAATCTCCAAGTTCTGATTACCTTGAGACTGTGCTTTCTGTTTTTCCATGTCACGAGCGTGAGTAGTACCAGTTTCTTGTTCAACGAAGTCAAGGTTAGTTTTATCACTATTTGCTTTAGCCTGTTCAGCAAGAGCATAGTTCTTCGCAATTTCAGACTGGAGTTTTTGGTTTTCCAATTGCTGATTCTGCAACTCAAGCTGCTTCATCTGTTCTGCCATAGGATCTGGAGTTGGTTTCCAAGTCTTCAGTTTATGAGCCAACTCAGGCATACGTTTCAGCAGTGCAATATCAGCAAGGATCATCATGCTGATAGAAGGATCCATGTTCGGCCCAATAGTCTGAAGCATGAATGCCATGTCCTGAGACTTCTGGTTGTCAACTTCAGCAGTGGAGATATCCACTTCAAGGTCGAAGTTACCCTTCAGGTCTTCACGATTAACTGTGATGAACTGATCATTAGTAATGCGTACTACTTCCTGTTCAGAGAGGAAGACAGCATTCATTGCAATGATTTTGGTTCCGATCTCAGTCATGCCTTTAGCCAGACGGCGAAGGATAGCCATCTCACGTTTGGATGCTGCATCGAGTACACCACGGATACCAGCAGCTACATCACCATAAGAATCACCTGAGATACCACCAGAGAATGCCTTCACACCAGTGAGGGATTCAGACTCTTGGTTCTGCAAGTTCAACATGATCATTGCTGACTGAGGCAGTTCTGGGTATTTGTGCTCAATGATCTGCTGTTGAGGATTACCAGCAGCCGGGTTGTAGTCGTAGTCTTCACCGTTTTCATATCGACGGCGGTTCAGAGGGTCAAGCATACCTTTAGCAAAACCACGCTGACTGTTGGCACTACGGCCTAACAGGTCGATCATCCCACGAGTTACAGCACCAGCAATCTTCTGGTTGTCTTCCAGCAGTTCTGCATCAGGTTCACCATAGAGTTCACGTTTAACTGGCAGATATGGAACCAAGACAAACGGGAGCTTTTCATCTGGGAACGGGTTAAGTTCCAGACGAATCATGGTGTCACCGATCCAAGTGGCAACAATAGGGTGCAGCACACCATCACCCTCAATGTCGTAGAAGCCCCAATATTCATAGGCAACTACCTTACGACGAAGGTCATCCTGCATCTCAAATGTCTGAGGTGTAGTGGTGGCATGATCCGGTTTGGTAGCTGGGCCATTACCCTGCCAGTCTACTTTGTCCAGATTCTTATAACGGTCAGGCTCTTTCTTCAGTTCAGCTTGGTTAGTCTCAAAGGAGACAACGATGAACATAGCCTTATCCATATCACCACCACAGGATGGATCAATGTAGACGTTCTCAGGATTCATTACGTCAATAGTAGGACGGTTCTCCAGAATCTTATCTACTTCGATAACTTCTGTTCCTTCCTGTACTGCCTGAACAGGTGTACCTGTCTGTTCGTAATAAGCTACTGAAGCCTGAATAGCATCAGGTACAGTCTCATTGTACAGACGTGGATTATCCTGCTTAGTCTCCATTGCCTGCTGTAAAGCCTGAGCGAACTGTTGATCTTGAAGAGGGTAATACGACCAAACTGGTACTTCTTGGTTCACTTTTACTGTGACACGTTTCCAGCCCAGACGGACAATACACGTACCCTCATCCACCGTGGTTCGCACGTAAGTATCAATGAAAGATACTCGGTTGAGTTTAGTGCGGAATTGCCAGTTCAATACCATCTCATTTTGTCGAGCAGCCTCAGCATCTTCGAATGTCACAGGAGCAACATTAAAGAGTTTGTTGGCACCGAGGAATGGCTCGGTCAGAGCAGAGTAACGCCATTCTGCCTGACGACGAATCAGCTTAGGTTGAACAGAAGAACGACCCTTAACCTTGGGTGGCTTCTGTGCTCCCTTAACTTCCATCAGATCTTTCCAGTGATTGATTCGCCCAATCTGGGCATCATGTGCTGGTTTCGACTGATCGAAATCACATTTTAGTTGACGCAGTGAAGGCTCATTTGACCAGTCCGTCAAACTGGTCTTGGCTTCCTCACTGGTTCGAGGCAGAATTTTGTCTTCCATCAGCGGTATCCGTGGTAGTTAAGAGTTTACGATCAGCCTGTAATTTATCACCTAATGCAATCAGTTGCTTGTCACGGAGTCCAAGAGTTTCCCTGAGTTCTCGTACCACGAGTCTGCCTTCTTCAAGACTTCTGTCGAGTTCGGCTGCATGGCTTGCAAGATTTCTGCATTCAAGGGATCCACCTTCGGACATACGTTTGTAATAATCGGCTCTGGCTTGTGACTTGAGCAGCCGTTTATCGAAATCAGACTGAGCATTAGCAATGGCAACATCATGATTCTTTTGTGCTTCAGCGAGGTCATGAGTAAGTTCCTCTGTCTTGGTTCGGTTCGCTGCCTCTAACATCCCATAGTGGTCTTTAAGACCAGCAATAGCAGTGTCGTACAGCTTTTTTTCAGCATCCCATTTTTTCTGTACAACCTCCTTCCCATCATCTTTCCCACACAGATAAACATACGTGCCGGAACCAATGAGAAGGGCTGCTGCTAACAGACCTGCTAATGCTGTCTTATCCATCTACTTTTCCTCTGCGCAGCGAGAAGCTGGGACGTTACCAATACGGTTATCAACCCATCCCACAGTGTACTGAGGAAGGTTAGTCAGTGACATATAATAAGTGGTTTGCTGTCCATCCAACATCTTGATCATCAGCTCACAGGCTTTAACTTTTCCACGTACTCTTTGCAATGACTTATAGGCTGAGATTGTACCCGCACCAACTTTACCATCAACATTTATTTGGGGGAAATCCTTACCACCTCTGCTGAGAGCATTAAGTCCAGTCTGGAACCAACGAGAAGGACGGGTTGTTCCAGTGTTCACTCCAGCATCGACCAGTTTCTGGGAGACAACCGGAGAAATCTCAAGCATAGGCACGAAGCCGGGTTTCTCAATATAGTCCTTATAGTAGATGGAAGCAGCCATCTCTTGGGTCAGATCTTTCATCGAACCAGTGTAGCCATTCTGCTGGGCCACTGTTTTAGTAATACCATGATTAGTTTCTCCACCCGGATCTTTGGGGTCATTGACATAACCTCCTTCCAGTGCGAAGACTGCTGCAATAATTGCAGCAGCCACTCCACTAATCCCCCCTACTTTCTTTGCAGTCGCAGTCATCATTAGTCTCCGGCTTGGCAAACTCGATTACACGAGCGAGGATGATACAGATAAAGAGAATCCCACTAATTGTGGAGTCATTCGGGATTTTTTCGTGAATGTACTGGGGCAAACTTATCCAAGTGTTATTTGCAAACTCCAGACCAACACAAACTAATCCAAAAAGACACCACCAAATTGACGCAAACTTGTGGGCTTTACGCCAATTGTCGATCAGCTTTATTTTGAGAGCCATTTAAAAATTTCCGCACGAAAGGAAACAAGCAAAGTAAGAAGAACACCACCAGCTACCCAGATCCATCGTCCTGCTACACCAGCACCGACGACTTTATGCTTAATGGTGATAAACTCTTCAATGGTTGGAGCAGACTTAGCTAAGCCTTCTTCAACATTTTTGATTCGACCATTAAGCTCATGGATAGTAAGCGACAATTCCTCCGTCTTCTCGTACTGATTCCTACGAGATTCCCTGTCTTGGATCAGAGTTTCCGTTACCATCTTTAAACGTTCTTCGATCCGGGCCATTTGAACTCTAACGTCAGTGTCGTTATCTGCCATTGCTCTCATAGTCCTTGTATTAAAAATAAAAAAGGGAAGCCTGATTCGGCTTCCCCATGAGTTAGCGTGTCAGAACGCTATTAGTTTAAGCAATGCTTTATGCAGATTCAGCAGTTTCAGGGAAAAACTTCTCTAACATGGCATATGACACAGCCACATCGACGTTTGCCCAGAATCGGTGAATCTTCTGTTCTGGTACTGCACCACCAGCCAAGAATGCTTCTACTTCAGGCCATTTAGCCTCATTCTTATAGAACTTACGCATACTGGTGAAGGTTGTTTTGCCATTGGCAATTACCGAACCATCAGGCATAGCGCCTGTACCAAACTCGGTTGGCACCCAGAGAATGTCATTTGCACGGCTAAAGCCTGACATTTTCTCCACAACACCGAAGCCTTGTTCGTCTTGGTAGTTTTCCCACATGGTGTCGAGCATAGCAACAGCAAGGTCAAACAGTTGCTGGTAAGTGGTAGAGGAGTTCGGGATAACACCCGATAAATCACCATTGATTACCTTTTTACCATAGCAATACTGAACAATCATCTGAACGAAGCCAGCAGCTACACCCAAGTCAATACCCATCTCAACCACTTTGCAGTGCAGACTTGGGTTAGGCACAGAACTCGCTGACCAGAACGCTGAGTAGTCAGGGTTACTACCCGGCCAGTTCAGAGTAGGCAGATATTCAAATGTGCCTTCTGTATTTGCCTGAGTAGCTGTACCAGCAGACGCAGCTTCTTCGACCCAGCTAAAGTTCACTGGCATGGAGATCACACCATCGGTCACTGTGAAGTATTGGTATGCCCAAGCAAACCATGCATCCATGATAACTTCGCAGTTATAGGCCAGAGACTTATCAGCAGTGTCAGTGCTTCCAGCAACAACAGTGTACAGGTGGCAAACACGTTCCAGACCCCAGACTTGGTATCCAGTCCAGTTGTTGGAAGGTGGGTTATGCCATGACGGAGAGTAGTTGTAATACAATCCGTAGAACGTAGCATTCTGACGCCCATCAGTTGGAGTACCATAGACACCACGCCAGTTGGAAGTAACACCACCAGCAATTGGGCCTTCTGGAGATTGCAACCAACGAATCAGTTGAAGCTGACGATCCAGAGAAATCTTGTATCGTGCAGCAGAACCAGCAGCAGAACCTGCCAGTGTCTTACCAGTCTGACAGAAGTAAGCCACATCCACACCGTTGTACCCGAAGTGGATCTCTGAGTTACCGATACGGAAGCCCCAGTAAGAATCATGGTCAGATTCAGGCATACCACCACCGAAGCCTGCACCCCAAGAGATCAGATAGTGACAACCATCACCACCGTAACCCCCGTTGATCGGACGGAAGTATTTATCATAGAGGGCATACTGCATGTAGTCTGCCATCTTCTTCGCTTTTGCATCATAGACTGTGGTGGATACACCACTCAGTTTCTGAGCAACATACGCAGCCTGAATACAACGTGATTCAGCATCCGGTGCTACCGAATAGTTCCACTGGCTTGAGAAGCTAGAACCAGCAGGAGCATCAGAATACAGGGGCAGGTTACGACCATAGATTGCCTGCCAACCGTAGTTGGATGCACCACCGTTTTTGTAGTCATCCCAGCACGGGTGAGTAATAGTCGCCCAACCATCTTCCACTGGCCCACGCTGGAAGTTGTTGATCGGAACCATAGTCTTACCACCACTGTGATCTTTGAAGCCGTAGATACCATCCACGTCAAACAACCAGTGCATGAGGTAAAGCTCTTTGGTTCCATACGCAGCTACCAGAGTAGCGTGCAAAGGATCTGGGCCAACAGTCACAGACGAATCAGCAGCAGTAGGAGTCAGTTGCAGGGTTGCTGCATCTGGCGTGTACTGTGCAGGTGCATTGGCTGTATAAGCATCCCACGGCTGTGCTGCACTGGATGGAATGTAGTATTTCTCAATACAGTCCCATGCCCCAGCAAATCCGGTCAGATCCCCAGACAGGGCCGATTTCCATGCTTCCAGTTTCAGATAGAAACTGGCAGTTTCGGATACCGTCTCGTGACCCCAGTCTGGTGCTTCCACAACCAGCTTTTCGATGGAGTGATACGGGATTTTGAACGCATTTGAGCCAGTTGGAGGCCCGAAATACCCACTATCGGAGTCTTTCAGAAGCGTATAAATCGCATTGAAACGAGACTTATAGATGCTCTCAGAACCCGGAATTGTGGCTGTTCCAGACGTTTTAGAGGCCAAATTCGCATTAACCGGGTTAGACAGCTTGACAGTAAACTGTTCATCACTGGATCCGGCTAACTGGTCACGAATCAGCACAATCACGTCTTTAGTCAGTTCACCCGGAGCAAAGGTCAGGGTGCCACTATCAGCAGTAAAGTCAGAAGGAGAAGTCGCAGTACCTGCGACAGTCTCCCAATCGACAGTTACCGTATCAGTGGACGCTTGACTTAGCGTGACAGTGAAACGAGCTTGTCGCATTTTTGTTCCTTATTAACCAAAGAGGTTAGCCAACAGGTCGAGTTTAACAGTCTGGTGAGTAACCCAGTCATCTTGAACCAAACCACCAGTATCAGCACTGGTAGGGTTATAACCCCAATAGGCACAGCTTAACCCTTTCTTACCAGCAGCAAGATCGTTAGTGCCATTACCATTGAAGTCACCATTCAGATAGGTGATGAGTGTCTGCACCCACTGTTTTTCAACAGTGCCGTTTGCCACACCAGTGTTACCTGATCCGTCTACCCCAAATTTACCACCAAACTCACCGATCCAGATAGGAGCAATGTTGTTTTTGAAGATAAAGCCCCACATTGCATCCCATACTGCATACAGGTTGTTTGGATAACCAGACACAGGGTTGGAATCGGTAGATAACCACTGCTGGCTGCCAACAGATTGACCATATTCGTGTGGAGAATAAGCCACCTTGTTGGCTACAGACAGCGTTACTGGGTTGGTTGCCACATCTTTCAATGCACCACCCCACCAAGTAGACGTATTATCTGAGTTGGTTCCAACACCTTCAACAAAGAAGATCCATTTCGGTGCTAAGGTAAGAATATGCTCGGCACATCCAGTGGCATAACTATTCCAATCAGCCCAGCTAAGGTTATGCGGCTCGTTATGCAGATCAGCCCCAATAACAGTAGTGTCGTCAGCATACCGTGATGCCATAACACCCCACGAGTTGTACCAATCCGCAGTGGTATAAGAGCCATCAACAGGAGAACCGTCAGCTCCATCCCCAGCAGTACGGCGATGATGATCAAGGACAACATAAATCCCCTTGGTTTTGCAGTAATCGATGTAAAGATCGAGAATTGCCAGAGAGGACAGACCCACCAGATCAGGGTTTGCCTCTTTATCAATAGCCGTTGTCGGTGGAGTACGCCCAGCAGTAGTCGTATCCCCTGAGAATGGGAAGCGAATACAGTTAAAGCCCATGCTGGCGATATCATCAATGATATTTTTCCACGGAATTGTCCAAGTACCGTGTGGAGTGTAGTTGGTTCCTTCCATACCAAACCAGTTGGTTGAGATCAGACGAACAGCTTTACCTGATTCATTCACAAATTGGTTTCCACTGATAGAAATACGGTCAAGTGTCTCTTTTTTGGCTACGCCTGAACCAGAAAGGGATACGGAGAATGCACTTCCTGTCTGGGCATCTGTGGTAATCCCCAGAATACCTGAAATCTCCCCTGCCGAAGCAGGGGTCATCAATACCCGGACGTTAACACTGCCACCAGATGGGATGGTAGTCCCAACGGTAGCCCCAGTTCCAAAGGTGAACTGAGGATCAGACAGTGTTAGCCCGGTAATGGAAGCATCCTTGCCACCAGAGTTGGTCAATACCAGTGAGAGGGCAGCACTGCTGCTACCCACCGTGGTATCGCTGAAGGATAAACTGGTAGCACTTGCAGAAACCTTCGCATTTTCCGTCACAGCTTCGATAACAGCATTCGAAATTGAGATGGTTGGCTTGGTAGATGCAGTTACGCCAGTACCAGACAGTGCAACAGAGATATCACCATCACCATCGTGAGTAACGGTAAGTGTGCCTGTCTTGGCTCCAACAGATGTTGGCTTGAATGTCACAACAATTGTTGCCGTCCCACCAGTAGACAGTGTTACCGGGGTGGACAGAGTTGCTGCAAACTGACCAGATACAGAAATTGCACTGATTGTCAGGTCTTCTTCGCCGGTATTAGTGATCACCACAGTCTTCGATGCAGAAGTGGTGTTAATCGTAACGTTGCTGAAGTCCAGAGTCGTCACAGAGAACGAAGCATTTGCAGAATCAGATGCCTGTCCTGAACCAAGTAAGGGAATGAACTCCCGAACCTTGCTCACGTTGGTGTCGATGTACAGACCACCAGTAGCAATACCGACTCGCAGAGGCTTAAACTGAACCTCAAACGTGACAACACCATCTACAGGGATAATCCCAGTAGGAGGCATGTCGTGTGAGACAACGAAATCACCAACAAGGTCAATCTCACTGACCATAACAGGTACATACCCAACGTTAGTCAGGGTAACTGTCTGCACAGTAGAGATACTGCCCATACGGATGATGCCAAATTTCAACGCAGCAGGCGTAATCGTACAGCGTAGAGCCGGACGACCAGCATGATCTACAATAACCCGGCTTGACCATTGGTCAGACAGAGCAAAGTAGGGTTGAGGCAAGTACGGTTTATCAGCCATCACCTCTCCTTAGCTTGCTGGCGTGTATTGGATCAGGGCTTCGATAGTACCGCCGACCAGAGTTGCAGGTGCAGCAGCATCAGTGACCACTATCAGGTTTGAACCAGAGAGGGAATAGGTAAAGGTTCCAGCACCGGGAAAGTAAACTGACCCGTTACTGCCTGTTACCTTCACGGTTACGCCTTTGACAGTGGTTGCAGCCATACCCATTGCAATGCTGGTGGATGCTGAAACAGCGGCTGCTGTACCAGTTACCACTTTTTGTGATTGCAGGGTATCAACTTTGGTGGCAATTGTGTTGATATTATCCAATTTAGCAGCAACTGCGTTAATATTGGTAAGATCGTTAGCCACAGCAGTGATATCGGTGTCTACAGCAGCAACCTTATTGATGTTAGCCAGTGAGTTTTTCACAGTGACAATATCATTAAGGGAGTCTGCTACAGCCGTAACATCAGCGATATTGGTCGATACCAGTGTGATAGTAGCCAGATTGTCGTAAACAGTCTGTAGCATGTCCAGTTTAGCCTGAATCGCAAGCAATTGAGGCAGAGAACCAGAGACAGCCACGAGAGCATCTACGTTATTTCCGACCAAAATCAGTTTATCGAGGTCATCGAACAGGGTTTGCAGCATACCCAGTTGAGGCACGATAGCACTGATAGCGTCCAGTTTCTCATAGACAGCCAAAAGTTCAGCTTGATGACTGTGCAGGTCTACCAGATCGTCAGCATGTGCTTCCAAATCCTGTAGTACCGTGATGTTCTCTTCGATATGCAGCAACTTTTGAAGGTTAGCAGCAATATCGATGAGTCTCTGTGCATTGTCACCCAGCAATTTCACCTGTTCTTGGATACCAGCGACAATGACGATTTCGCCTTTGATAGCAGCATTCGCAAGAACAGCTTCAATATTAGTGGCTACGGTATAAACCTGCTCCAGATTAGCCGATACGTGACGGATATACATGAGGTTCATGGCAACATGCTTCACCACCTCATATGCATTTCCGATCATCTTATCGACCAATGGGGAGTAACCACCATACGGATCATTCACTGTACGCATTTTATACCCATCCTCGTTTTCCGAAACGAGCGTTAGTGGTAGCGATACTAGTTTGTACCAGATCGCGATCTTCTACATCAGCACAGATAGCATCAAACTGGGCTAAATGCTCTGCTGCCTTAGCAGTAGACACATCGGTATTCATGTGACTGAACACCCGTGAAGCAATGAACGAGGTTAAAGCACCATGTAACACATCTGGTAATTCAATCTCTTGGCTCAAATCCTCTAACGTGAGTTTCGGATGTTTGGCCTGATACATCACACTCAGTGTTGCACCATTAATTGGGCATGGTACTTGCAGCACTGTAGCCTGCGGGGTAAACACTGAGTCGATGCGTTCACTGTCATTGAGTGGAACCTTCTGACCAAGGCTGTTGTAGACAGCAATTATTTTAATTACATCCTCTTTAAAAGGCTCGTTAATTAAGTCTTTAATGTAAGGATAGTGAACCACTTCAGGATCGTAAGACGACTCTGCAAACTTCTTCTTGAGATGATAGTTAGTGATGTGCTCGACCATCTCGATCAGAACATCATTCTCTTTTAAGAGAAAGCGACCATACAAACGAAGCAATCCTTCGTTGGCATATAGCAGAATCTGAGGTTGCTTGGATTCTTCAATGCTGCCTGATCCATCAGCAGACATTGAGAGGTTATTCAGTTCGCCATATGATAGGCTCGTGAACAGGTCTTCAATATTCATTTGTACCTCAGACGATGTAAGAGGATAGAGGTGTAGCTTCTTCCCGGTGATCATACTCCTCGTATAGTCCATCCTGTTCAATGGTGCCTAAGCTACCTGCGTCAGATGGTTTCCACGGAGTGAGATAACCAAGCATTGAGATGCCATCGATACAGTCATCTTTCCCCTTGATACCACTCTGGGTCACAAGGCGAAGCTGGCCCATCGTAATGCTCAGTGCCTGAGACATTTTCATCTCTTCTGGGAAGTACATTTTACCTGCTTTGAACCAAGGAACAACAACGTTAAATCGCACCAGTTTATCAACGGTAGGACGGATACCCGGCTCACCTGATTTGGAACTGGAGGCGAAGTTAAACCAGTTATTGCGTACCATCATTTCTGACTGGAGCCACTTGATAAAAGCATTCTGCTGACCGGTCACTTCAATACCCACATTAATGGGTTTGTACTTCTGGTTGAACTTGAACAGGTCATTGATGTTTTTGTCCATAGTCTGACGTTT